GTCCCAAAGCTGGAACCTAAAAGATTCCAGTACCAGGCGTCAACGAGACGCCTGTATCCCTGAGGGCCATGAAGACCCTCAAGGGGGCGGGGAGGCAGCCAATCCCATCGCGGGGTTGATCTGCGCTTCGTAACATAAAGGACCCTTCTTTGCCTAAGAAGAACCCGATATCCCCTTATACCGCCAAACAGGAGACTTATATACAACCCAGCAGGGTTATAATTTCGTCGTACCTGATCTCTAAACGTCCAAATGACATCGCCTAGAATATAAAAGGCGTACTCACTTGGGGCTCTGGCTTTGTAGCCAATAGAGCCCACCTTATTTCTGCGCAAATTCCGCGTAAAATATAAAGGTGTATGGATGCCTGCATCATCGTTCTCATCAAGAGGCACGGGATAACCGTGTCGCAAAAATGAAGCGAGATAGCATACAGACCGGTTAAGAAAAACACCGGTCTTAGCAGACCATCTGTTTAGATTGTTGATGGCGACAAACAGGTCTTGCAGTGTGAGGAGCTTTTTTATATACACTCCCCTGACATTCATGCCGAGATGATAATCGGCACCGCAAGATTCCCGAAACGGACCTTCAACAAAGGTCTTATCGGAGTTCACGACAAAGCCAAGTATCGTTAGTACCCGCTTAACCGTGCGGTATATCGAGCTCGGACAAATAATGTCGTCGCCAAATACGCCGAAGTTAGACGAATCAGTTTTTACACCGAGACGTTTAGCAACTCCTTTTACAACCGCGGAAAAGAGTATGGTTTGCATCGGGAAAGTAAACCCGTTGCCCATTGTACTGACCATATTCAGATCCAGCACACTCCCTGTTGGGAGGATCGTCGAGGGGCATCGAAACATCTCCAAAAGAGCCATCCAGGATCTGGGTAGCATCTCACGGAGCATTTTGAGCCCCAAAGAGTCAGACGCAGACTCCAAATCGATGGTACATACCGTGCCATCAATAGAACCTGCGCGTGCTAACTCACGGTTACGGTTTGGCTGAGTATCTAACCAAATACCGTAAAAGCTGCCCAAACGACGTTCAAGCATCCTACCTATACCGAGTTGGAACCACATATTAATCGTGGGTTCGGTACAGATACCGCGGGCTACAGCTGTCGTTTTATTAACGAAGCTATAACGACTTGACTCTACTACGTCGTATCCGTGGTTCAACAGCCTGGAGGCTTCAGCCTCAAAACTAAGGCCGCCCATCGAGACACAACGCTCCCAAATCTCCGGGAGCCCTCTTGTGGATGATAATGGACTGTCGAACATCTTAGTGTAGAAATCCTGACCACGAGCTGATATACTAGCACCGGGTCCGGCTCTACCCTCAAGGTAAACTTCCCTAAGGTCTGAGATGAGGGGAGAATCTCCCCCGACGTACCAGAACCTATAAAGTTCCATTTTCACGGAGTTTATAAGCTCTTCATCCGACGTACGATCCAACACGAGAGACCATTCCGCACACTTGTCGTTGACAGCCGTAAATTTCTTGAAAGCTGCAAGACATGCATTTGGACTGGGCTTCTCCTCCTCATTAAACTTTTTCAGGAGGGTATCCCTCAACAGATAGCAAGCTACCTGTTTAGAAGTTGAATCAACGGCCCAGCTAGGTAATGCCGGGTCGACGACGTCACCAAGATCGACAAGTAGATTGGAGTAAAGAACATCAGCGTTAATACGCATGGTGGATCTCCTACGCTACGAAACGTCACCTCTTTCGAGGATTGAGAAGCCGCCGAGAACTACTCGGCGCGCCTATCCCAGTCAACATGCCCAACGCCGGTATCCTCACCATCGAATGGACTAATATACGGGGTTTCCCCTAATACCAGACCAGTCGGAGTAAGGATAGCGATACGTAAGGCAAGATTCTGGCTCTCAAGCGACTCGTTGAGCTTCTTACGAAACTCAAGCGAAGTAAGCAACGTCTCAAGATCAAAAGTGATGTCCATTATAGGACACCATTGATGAGCAAATCCCCCAGCCCAGCAGATTGCTGAGTAAGGGAGCCAATATGAGCAGAAAGAGCCGCACGAATATTCTGCGGATCTGCCGTATCGGCCCCAGCCGGCACGTCTAGTTCGGTCGAAATGTTCATAACTTTGAACGCCTGACCTGCTAGAGGCAAAACACCCTTGCGGGTGATCAGCTTATACGTGTTGGTAGGGATGAGCGTAATAACACCCGTCACAGGATTCGGTACCCCAAGAACTTTGAGGGACGCCGGTCGAGTGAAATTAAGGGTGAATGGAGAAGCCACAGAATGGGGAGTTACGCCAGTCTGTGTGCCACCCAACGCTGTTACAGCCACCTGCTTTCCCGGATTTCCCGGAGGGGCGGTGTCACTGGTTGTCGTGTAAGTCGGACTTGTTAAGCCCGTCTGTGCAGACCCAGTAATTGGCGATGCCCATGTGATGGACATTGGGTTCCTTGGTTAGTAGAATCAAAGGAATTGAGCTGCTAACGCCCATGCTGCGGTTTAGAAGCCGCAATCTGAGCAATAAGCGCGCTGGTATTCACCCACTTGAGTGAACCCAGGCCCGGCACGCGAAACCGGAACCCAACATATGGAGGCGACGTTATAAGCGTTCGTCCTTTCAGAGTCACGCTCGCCTCACTCCCGCTTACAGCCACGTTAGTGGACGTATTAACGGGCACGTTGGCAACATACCAATCCGAAAACACACGGGTCACGGTACTTCTTGTACCGCGAATTCCCCATGCGAAATTAGAGGAGGCATATCGCCAGGAGTCGATAACTCCCTGAACATTAAGGAAGTAATCGATAAAGAACGACCAGGGAATAGCTTCCCAAACAGCAGGAACTAAATCGTAGGGATCAACACCGAAAGTATCGGCAACAGTCCCAAACGATTCCGGTCGCGCACGAAAAGCAGCAATGTACCTGACCTCCCTAACCGTCTTAATATATGATGCATAAGCAGCATATACAGAGATAGGCGAGGAGGCGTTACTGAAGGAGTACGAGGCTGTCGAAGCCTCAGACCCATTTCCAGTTAACTTTATGGTATCATGCCCAGTGCCGCTAGCCAGCTTATGAATCGCTGTGTTAGCGTCTTTTATGTCGTCAAAGAGCGGTTTCCAGCCGAATGACCAAGCCAACCATAAGTTCCCTAAGCGCTTCGCGTATTCACGCGGATGAGAGAAAGCTAAATGCTTAATCCCATGAACACCACGAACGAAATGAGTGGTGGACACGCCTAAGGACTGAATGGGATGGCGAAGCATATGGACCGTCTCACGGAACTCCGCAAGAAAATTACCTCCACGCCACGACTTAGTGGCTGAGAGATATCGACCCAATAGCTTTTCGCGGGCTAACGAGTCCGCGAGAGAGGAGGGAGTAGAGTTAGGGATAGGAAATCCCGCAACGTGGTTAATACCACTAACACTCCCCTGGAAACAAGCATTAGGACCCGAGCCCTGGTAATTATACCCACCAGAACCGGGAACAAGCTTATAACCAGTTCCTGACAGCACAGAACCCGCCTGAAGACCCGCCTGGATAAGAAACTTCCATGCGGCAGGCGAGGCACCACGTGTCACAACCTCGGTAGCCGTTAATACCAACGGACTGCCAGACCCGGAGTGTGGGGCCTGACAGAACGGTGGCACGTGCCCATCAAAGGGCACAAACGTATACTGAGGTGCGTCAAAGGACCACTTACGCAGACGAGAAATTGTCTGGGGGTAAGATTGACCCATAACGGGACCTCTCAGTGTTTTTGATGGGAGACACCCAAAAGGGGCTCGGCGAAGGCCG